GCGCCAAGTTGCCATGTGCATCCAAGTTGATTGGATTCCACTTGAAGAATCATCTGACGGCCACGCACCCTGACATACACCTGACCCGTAAACTGCTCAATCACTGCGGTAGATGTGCGGGTTACTGTGGCGTTCTCATTACCGCCCAAGGATATAGGATCGTTGTATCCTGACCCAGAGTTCTGCATGGGGATCAAAGTCATGGTCACTTGTGGGCTGGCCGCTGAAGAGCCTCGGAATGTAATGTCTGGAAGCATCCGCCAAACAAATCCAAAGTGGTCACCGTCGTCAATGTCAAACTCAGCAGAAGCAATCAGGGCATTGATAGCCACCAGAGAAGCGCCTTCTCCGTTATCGTCACCTTGCTCGTGATTGACTAAGTTATAACTGTAAGTAGCTGCCAACGGGTAGTCCCGCAGCCCTGAATCTAGCCAAGCCGTACGGCCTAGTTCACCATACGCCCAAACACCTTCATTGTTGTTCTCAACGTAGTTAAAGGTAACGTACTTGTCAATGACCGTGCTACCAGCAGAACAGTAGAACCACCAGACTTCATTGAAGCCCTCGTTAGTTCCAGCAAATACTTGTTGGTTTTGCTCAAGGTTAATGTCGCCATAAATGTACTGACGCAGGTCGCAGCGCAGTGTGTTTAAACGGCCATCATAGACATAGAACTTATCTACACCCATAAAGTACACCTTACCGGAAGCTACAATTGCGGCGTTTTGCCCGATGATAGAAATGTTGTCACCCAGCAATTGGGTTGACCATACAACCGGCGGGCCTTGGTACTGTAATGAATAGATAGAAGAATCAGTAAAGGCCACAATCTCTTGGCGGGTCTGGACGCAAGTAATGATCTCAGAGCCGTGAGACAGCGTAACACTGCCAGCTTGATTGGTAGCCGCAGGAGTCCAATTAGTCACAGATTCCTGATCCGACCAGCGAATCAACATGGGATTTTGAATTACAGACCCGTAATCATTTGTACCAAAAGCAAACACAAACCGGCTTACATCAGACACAAAGATAAAGTTCTGGATTACTGGCACATCTGACGCACCGCCAAGCTGATTAACCACAATCCCTCTTGGAGAGAAGCTCTGCGTCCCAGACTGACTGCCCGTTGTAGTGATTGCTGCACCGCCATATGTCAGCGATAGGTTGCAGGTTGTGCCTGTGCTACCCACTACGTAATAGACTGTCCCCACAGACAAGCCAGTCGGCAAAGCACCTGTGGTGTTGAGCATGACAGCCGTACCATTACGCAGGGTGGTGGTTAAGACTCCGGGCGAGGCAATTGTGACGGTAAATTCTAAAGGTGTGTACCCAATCTGGGCGCTCCAGTAGTACATCGGGCCACCACGAGGGCCAAAGACTAAATCTTCACCAAAGTTCTGCTGGCTCCAGATGCGGATGGTTGCGTTAGAAGTTAAGCCTGTACCCCAACCACCAGACCCCCAAGTGCCTGAACCCCAACCTACGGCTGGGATTTGGATGGATGGGCCAACGTTAATCTGGTACTGCGCTGTGACTGTACCGCCGCCGGGTGAGCCTGCAATAGCTGTAGCGTTAGGCGTAACGGAAATAACAATGGTGTAGGTATTGTCGTCAATTACGGTGACCTCAAACTCTTGGTTTAGCACCCCAGCGGTCACGTTTGTACCGCCTCCACCTATGGCAGATGCACCACTAAAGGTTACATAATCACCTGTGATAGCGCCGTGGGCCGTGTCAGTTACCGTTACCGTGGTAGACGCAGTAAGCGTAAACGGATTGGTCAGGGTAGCAGTTGCCCGAATAGGGGTGATGTCATAGTACACACCACTTTGCTCTAGGTAAAACTTAGAACTTGTGCCAACACCAACAAGGTTAATGCCTGCTAACGTCACCCAGTTCCACAAAGAACGGCAAATGCCAAGGAATGTATTGGCTGAAATACGCAGCCAGCCGCCGATTTTCTCAGGCGTACCTTGCCGAAACCGAATCTTGTCGGATATGTACCAACCATTCTCGCTGGCATAGCGAGTGTTTTCTTGGTTTACACCCGGCTTTAGTACAAGTTTTTTAAGAGGCATCGGCAGTCCTAGGATAGAAACAGTGCTTTTTCAGCGTCCCTGCGCTTTTTTAGCCCTAGCAGTATTTTGCCACCAGCCATGCAATACAGCAAGAGGGCATCTGCCGCACCTTCCCAGTCGCCACGGTTGATTTTCATCCGAATAGAAGAACGCTGAAAAGCCCCCACTCCGGCGTTGAAGGCAAAGCTGACACACGCGTCGAAAGCGCCTTGACGACCAGATAAAGCGGGAGCAAGTCGTAGAACACCACGTTCAGTAGGGCCGACATCATCTGCGAATAGTTTCTCGATCTCTTCTTTAGTCCAGACACGGTTATCCTCCGGTTTCAGTGGCATTTCTTTGCGGATCATCGGGGTTTCTTTGCCTTCCACCCTGACTACGGGCAGACGGATTTGATCTTGGTACAGCACATGGCCATAACCAATCGTCCAAATATGGGCTGGGCAGAGGTACGGCTTAGTGCGATACCCCTCCCACTGGTGCATCAACTTAGCGCCAGCTTCGCCCAATTTCATTTCTTGCTCCAGCTTCTTGAGCCAAACCAGAAACCAATGATGCCTCCAAGCATTGCCATTTCATCGGTGGAGAAGATGATGTCAGAAACACGAATTAGGTCTTCCATGCTCAGTACAAGCCGTGGGTTGCTGTAGACGTAATAGGCAATCCAAGCGTTAATAGCGCACAGTTCCAGCACAAAAATGTAAGTCACCATCGGGCGCACAGTGCCCACAAAGTTCACCACCCAGCGGCTGGCTTCTTCCATAATCTTCTTGTCGTGGTCATAGGCCGCTACAGTCATCTGCGCGTCTGTTTCCATAGCAATCTGATCGGTGCGAATCTCTTCCATGCGCTCTTGGGCGGCAAAGCCCTGCGCCATCATCTGAAGCTGTAACTCCATCTGGACACGGGCAAGCGCCAACTCATGCCGCTGGTCAGCCTTGTTTTGGAAGAAGTCCAGTAGTTTGGGCAAGCCTGAGATCAGCAAGCCGCCAAGGGTTGAGAATAGAGATAACATTATCCGAGTCCTATCATTCCAAGTAGTTTATTGACAACCTTGTCCGACAAATCGTCGGGCAGGAACTTGAGAAATCCAACCACATACCACGCAATGCACATACGCACAAAGACTTTAAGGAAGAGGTCAAACTGTTTTTGGTATTCATTCACCGCCCACACCTTGATCTAGCACACAGATCAGATACTTCATTGATACCCCAACCAACAGCACCAATAAACATCACAATAATAACAATGGCAATTGCCCACTGCATTTGTTCGGCCTCAGCCTCTTTGCGCCTTTTCTCTTCAGCGTTTAAAGCCGCCATCTCTTTGGCATCATCCCTGTCCATCTCAGCTTGACGAGCTTTGGTTGCATTCCACACATCTATGCGCCCAGCTTGCATGAACAACATTTTTAACTGCTCTTCAAACCGTTTGGCTTCATCCAAAGCCATCTCAATTTGTAACGCCGCACCAAGGTTAGACTTACCGCCTGTACGCTTGGCGTGAAGCATGGCCTTTGTAGCGGTGCTCTTTGCATCAAAAAGTTTGGCGATTGACGGCGTTAGACCTGCCAGATCACTAGCGACTTTACTAGCTTTTTTAACGACACTGATTGCAGTTTGCAATCCTTCTAGCGCCGTGATCGGATCAATCATTTCAATTCAAAACTTAAATTTGCATGGCGAGGGTACTGCACAACGCGCTCCCCTTCAGGACACTTGTACTTGATCGTCGCCAGCAAAGTGGCTTTGCCGTTGGTAACCTTTTCCTTGCCTACCATCGTAAGTTCGTAGGTGAACGTATCAATCTCTGGCCCGGCTGGGCCACTGAACTTACTTGCGGTAGTGGTTGCCTCATGCACCATACCAGCCGCATCACGGATGCTTGGCGTAAAACTCTCAACAGAACAATCATCCCGTTTTTTGATCCGCGCAACCGTGACATTTATTGGTTTGCCAGCTTCTGCCACAATTTTAAAATTCTCTGGCGACCACTCAATAATGGCTCTGTCAAACCAACCAAACTTGTCGGCAAGCGTGTAACTACCGCCTAAAGCGGCAACGGTAGCGGCAACGGCTCCAATTGCTTTGGTAATGTCAATCATTTCACCCCCAACTCCATGCAATCATGTAAGTGCCAAAGATGACAAAGGCCACCATACAGGCCGCCGCGATCAAAGCTTCAGCCCAGTCTCTCATGGTTTACTCCACGGGTGTTTGTTTAGGATTCTGTAATCGTAGTAAACGAGTACGAAATGTTTGCGGTAGTTGGCCCAGTTGCTAAAATTTTCATGGAAATTGAATCGCTTGGGCCTATGTAAAAGTTTGAAGGCATCATTGAGTACTTAGCGCTAGTTCCAGTTGTGTAATCAAGAATAACACCACTTGCATCTGACGAACCAACACCCGCACTTCCTGTTCCAGAAAGAATAGGGAAGTTACTCCAAACAGCGGAACTGGATGCTGCTGTCTGCGTAGCAGAGCCTGTAAAAGCATTATTTGTAAAAGCTCCGGGAGGGAATTGGTAGCTTCTCCTGCGGTCTGGATCGCGCAAAATACCAAGCATAAAAGTTTGACCGCCGCTAACAGTATGCAATACAACTGCATGGACAGTCCCTGATGCAGGGGTTGAGCTAAAGTAAAAACCAAGTTGGTTCAGAATCACTCTGGTAGCAGTGCCACCAGATTGAGTAAACAGTGTTACGGAAGTTGCGTCGTCAGGGGTAACTGTGGTTGTGCCACGCTGCATTGCAATTGTTTGGGCCATGTATTTCTCCTAAGAATTAAAAGCCGCCAGTAGAACTGAAAGCTGCAAATAAAATTGTCGTGCCAGCACTTGGTGTAGACCAAGTAGGAGCAGCACCTGATCCACCAGATGTCAGGACTTGACCGGATGTACCGTAGTTAGCGCCGCCAATACCAAACTGGCCTGCTGTACCAATTTGGAACCGTGGTGAACCATTAGACATAAGGTTAAATGCGTAATTGTTCAGCGTCCCAACAACGCCGTCACCACCTGTATTACCTAGATAAAGTTGTTGTCCTGCGCTTGATGTTGTACGAATACCGTTGTTGGTCGTTACAGAAATATCTAATTTATAAGTAGGCGAAGTTGTCCCAATACCTAGATTGCCTGACGAGTCAATGGTTGTGGCGTTTACCCAAGATGAGCCACCATAAACCCAAGTCTGCAAAATACCTGTAGAACCTAGCTGAAAGTTAGCCGCTTTGCTTCCGTCCGAGTTTTGTATGTACAAAGTATTGCTAATGCTATCGGAGTTGGTTTTCCCAAACACAGAAATGCTACTTCCTCCTGTAGACGCAACTGAACCTACAACTTGTAGTTTATATGCTGGCGTAGTCGTCCCAATACCCACGTTTAAACTCGTGTTTAAAGTTACCCCTGTTGAGCCGTTGGATTGCAATGCCAAAACACCGCTGGTGTCGGCAGTCGTTTTGACCCCTGAAGAGCCGGATACTACGCCGTTGTCGGCATTGATTGTGCTTGGCATGTGTTACTCCATCGTAAGCGGTTTTGCCAATGTCAAGGGGTTCACACCGGCGGGGATCATTGAAGGGTCAAGAATATCTTCTACTTGGTCGCCATCACGCAAAGGGTGAATGCAATATGCCACAGTATTATCTTCTAGCGCGGTCAGTTCATGCTCTTTCTCAGCAGCAATAAAAATCATGTGCGGCGCAGTGAACTCGGTTGTTTTGCCTTCTACGGCAACACTTACGCGGCCCTTAGCCAACAACGTGAAGTGCGAAAAGCAATGACGATGGGGCGGCTCAATGTCCCCCGCCTTCAAGAAGTGAAGCTGTTTAGACCAGAGATTGTCTGCAACCCCAAGCATTACATTCGGTTGTGCCATGTTTAAGTTCTTGTAACGGAGATGTTAGGGTTCCACCAATCGGTGTGCGAGTCATCTGCGGGCATCAAAAAGCTTCCGTTTTCGTGTTTCATACCAATCTGCACCGGCCCCTGATAAGTTGTTACGTTTACAACTTGGTCAAAACCTAAGGTCTGCGCAAACGCATCATCGCACACGATAACATTTTGAACAATTCCGCCGTTAATGCAAGCTATGATATTTTCCATTTTTTACTCCCACCATTGAACAAGACAATAACCTGAGCCACCAGCAGCAGTGCCGCCTCCACCACCGCCTGTATTTGCAGCCCCAGCAACGCCACCAGCGCCGCCATCACCCCATGAAGCACCGCCGCCGCCTCGGTTACCAGAAGCATATGCACCGCCAATAGCACCGCTTACGCCGCAGGAACCTCCCCTAGTGTTAGCAGTTGTTGCAGCAGAACCCGCACCGCCGCCGCCATACATACCTTGTTGTCCCGGAAAATTGCTTGAGCTTGGTGCTGAACCAAAAACTGCACCAATAGTTGATCCCTCAAAAGTGTTAAGCCCACTTGATATGCCATAAGAGGCGTATCCGGGCATTAGTCCACCAGCTTGTCCACCTAAAGCGGAACCACCACCTTGTCCACCATTACCGCCATACGCCGTGAGTAACGAACCAAAAGTTGAATTGCCGCCAACAGCACCATTTGTGCTTGAAGCACCGCCAGCGCCAATCGTAACTGTTAACGCGGTTGTTACTCTAATTGTTTTTAGAATAACTTGGCCACCACCACCGCCAGCACCGCCTTTGTTATTTCCGCCACCGCCACCGCCGCCAACAAGAATAACGTTAATAAACCCGCCA